GAAGGCCCACGGGTGAAAGCTGCTAAGCGTATCGGTGGTATCTCTAAGGCAGTCAACAAGCTGACCAGCGAAGACGTTCAGCTAGACGAACTCGCTGAAGAAGCTGTAACTCACGGTGACTATTCTATTAAATCTAGTAAGCTGCATAACGCACAGCTAGAAAATGGCGAACCCGATCACGTGCGTGGTCACCGGGGCTCTATCAAGGCCCTAGGTATCTCTACCAAGAAGGGTGATAAGTACGGTCAAGCTCATCTGGTTTCTGTAACCAACAACAAGACTGGACAAACGACCAATCACAGTGTTTATCAACGTGAATGGTATTCTGGCTCGTGTCCTACGCTATCGATCAAGGGTTATGGCAATCGTAAACCAGGCCATGATCAGCACCACAACGCCCTAGCGTCTTATCTTGAGGGCAAACACCTAAACGAAGAAGCACTCAACGAAGCTCCTTACTACTCGCTAGAAGCTTCCAAAGCCCGTATGGCCAAGGAAAAGGCACGCGCTGCAGCCAAGGCCGCAATCGCTGCAGCTAAGGCGGATTCTTCTATTGCTAGAAAAGAAGCCAGGGAGAATAGATCCCTCCACATTGCCCGTCACATCGAAGCTGAAGTAGGCAACCACTATCCTGACTCTGATGGCTTCGAAGCCATCAGCAACAAAGTTAGGAAAATGGGCATCCCACACCATGAAGTAATTGACCACCTGGATAAAGCTGCACGCAAGCACCTCGGAGCCAAGAGCTTTGACCACTACGTGGATAACTTCCACAAAGACGCACAAGGATCTAACTAATGGCAGTATCACCTAACATTGTTATCAACCGTGAGAACTCATCTGCAGTATTTCACTTCACTGCAAACGTAGCAGGCGTTGTTGTCGCTGGCAACAACTCCGTCAGCAATGTCGCTATCGAGGAAGAAGTAATCACTGGCGTGGCAATCACACAAGCTGCTTATGGTTCTACCCCAGGTGCATATTGGCATGTTCAAAGGGGATCTAACACAGCAATCATTCTGGACTCCACTGGATTCATCGATTTCGCTGGCATTGGAATGTCCATAAATAAAGATGCTGCTGCTGATATTTCTGTGACGTTGATTCCGCCAGAGGGCAGCGCTGTTCCTTCTAAGGGCTTCCTTGTCCTTGAGGTACAGAAGCAAAACGCTCGCCTAGAATATCTAGCCGACTAAGGAGACTACCACAATGAAGCTGTTCCTAGACATCGCTGAGGACGTTCAGTACATCGAAGAAGCCACCGGCGAGGATGGAAAGAAATCCCTGTTTATTGAGGGTGTTTTCCTTCAGGGCGGCATCAAGAACCGTAACGGTCGCATGTACCCGTCTCAAATTCTTGAGAACGAGGTCGCCCGTTACACCAAGGAATCGATCGCTGCTAATCGTGCTTATGGTGAACTTGGTCACCCATCTGGCCCAGCTATCAACCTAGACCGTGTGTCACACATGATCAAGGAGCTCCGTAAGGATGGCAACAACTATATCGGTAAAGCTAAGATCATGGAAACGCCGATGGGTAACATCGTCAGGAACCTGATCAAAGAAGGCGCCGGTCTTGGTGTTTCCTCCCGTGGTATGGGTACGCTGAAAGCCCAGAACGGACTTATGGAAGTTCAGAATGACTTCCGACTTGCAACCGCCGCCGACGTTGTTGCAGATCCATCCGCACCAGATGCTTTTGTTCAAGGTATCATGGAAGGTGTTGAGTGGATCTGGGAGAATGGTATCTTTAAGCAGGCAACTCTTGAGACGGCCGTTCAGGTCATCGAAAATCACGCTGCTGCACGTACACTGGACAACGAGCGTAAGATGAAGATCTTCGAAGCGCTACTGTCTGGTCATACAAATCAGTAATTTATAAATACAACAGAACATTCCTAAAGGAGCTGTCGATGCCTAAAGACAACAACCCAGAACTCGAAATTGATGACAACGACCTGGATCTAGATCTAGACCTCGAAGACATCGGTCTCGACGAACTTGATATGGACGGTGATGACGAATCGGTTGTTGCTGAGCAAACCGCTGCTGCCGCAACGATCGCTGCCAAGCCATCTCGTACTGCAACCCTCGCTAACTTGGTTAGCGCTGCTGCAAACATGTCCGATGAGGACCTGAACCACTTCGCTGCTTCTATTGCACAGCCTACCAACCCAATCGATGGTGGTGCAGCTGCAAAGAACAAAGCGTCTATCGCTACGAAGACTGTTACCAAGGAAGAGCTTGACTCTCTCTTCGGTGATGAGCTTTCCGAGGACTTCCGCGACCAAGCAACGACTCTGTTCGAGTCTGCTGTAAATGCACGTGTCGGTCTTGAAGCTGCTGCCCTGGCTGAAGAGCTTGAGGCTAAGTATGCTGAAACTACCGCTGCTTTGGAAGAGGCTTACGCCGCAACTCTGGAAGAAGAAGTTTCCGCCCTGACCGACGGCCTGTACGAGCAGATTGACTCTTACATCAACTATGCTGCTGGAACCTGGGTCGACGACAATGAAGTTGCTATCGACGTCAGCCTCCGTGCTGAAATTGCCGAAGACTTCATGGGCAAAATGAAGGACCTGTTCCTTGAACACAACCTAAACATCCCCGATGAGGCAGAAGACGTCCTCGCTGAGATGCTTGAAGTCAACGAAGGCCTTGAGACTGAACTAAATGCAGCCCTAGAGCAGATTATCGCCCTAAAGGAAGATAAGCTTGTTGCAGGTGTTGAGTCTACCTTCGCTGAAGAGACTGTTGGTCTCGCCGCAACCCAGATCGATCGCATTCGTACCCTTGCTGAGGGTATCGAGTCTGATGACCTGGCCACATATACCAAGAAGCTTCGTCAGATCAAAGAATCCGTCACGAAGAAGGCTACGCCTTCCACTGGCATTCTGATCGAAGAAGCTCCTGCTATCTCCGAAGATCAACTGATCGAAGAGGCTGCTGCTCCAGCTAACGTTGACCCACAAGTCGCTCGTTACATGGATGCAATCTCTCGTACGTCTCGCCCAAAGTAACGCGACAAAGAAGCGCGTTAGAAACCAAGCTTTTATAAATAAACTAGAATATACCTCTAAAGGGAGTCTACCAAAATGCTACAAGAAGACCTGAACAACAAGTGGGGACCCCTGCTGGACCACGCTGATCTAGGTGTCATCAAGGATGATCACCGCCGTCGCGTAACGGCTGTTCTGCTTGAGAACACCGAGCGTGAACTTTCCGCTGTTGGTTCCATGGCGATGACCGCTAATGGCGGCCAGAGCCTGCTGGGCGAAGCTGCTCCAACGAACGCAACCGGTTCTTCGGTCGATAACTTCGACCCAGTCCTGATCGGTCTGGTTCGTCGCGCAATGCCTAACCTGATGGCTTATGACGTTTGCGGCGTTCAGCCAATGACCGGTCCAACCGGCCTGATCTTCGCAATGCGTTCCAAGTACGCAAACCAAGCTGGTGCTGAAGCCTTCTACAACGAAGCAAACACCGGCTTCTCTACGGACGCCAACTCTTCCAACCAAGCTAACACCATCGGCAACAAGCATGTCGGCGGCGTTCCAGGTAACTCGACTTCGGTCGCTAACCTTGCTGAGCTGGGTCTCTATAACTTCCGTGGTGGTTCTTCCACTGCTGCTCTTGAAGGCGGCTTCGGTGCTACCGGAACCTTCCCTGAAATGGCGTTCTCGATCGAGAAGATTGCGGTCACTGCAAAGGGCCGTGCTCTGAAGGCTGAGTACTCGCTGGAACTGGCACAAGACCTGAAGGCAATCCATGGCCTGGACGCCGAGACTGAACTCTCGAACATCCTCTCCACGGAAATCCTTGCGGAAATCAACCGTGAAGTTATCCGTACCATCAACCTGACCGGTAAGCCTGGTTCCCAGGAAGGTACGACCACGGCTGGCGTCTTTGACCTCGACGTTGACTCCAACGGTCGTTGGTTGGCTGAGAAGTTCAAGGGCCTGATGTTCCAAGTTGAGCGTGAAGCCAACAAGATTGCCAAAGACACTCGTCGCGGTAAGGGTAACATCGTCATCTGCTCTTCGGACGTTGCGTCCGCTCTTCAGATGGCCGGTGTTCTGGACTATGCGCCTGCGCTGAACTCCAACGCTCTGAACGTTGACGACACGGGCAACACCTTCGCAGGTGTTCTGAACGGTCGTTACCGCGTTTATATCGATCCATATGCAACGGGCAACTACATGACCGTCGGTTACAAGGGTTCCAACACCTTTGATGCTGGCCTCTTCTACTGCCCTTACGTTCCACTGCAAATGGTTCGTGCCGTTGACCCTGACACCTTCCAGCCAAAAATCGGCTTCAAGACACGTTACGGCATGGCTCCTAACCCATTCGCTAAGGGTGCCGCTGAAGCTGACGCTAACGCTGCTCTGGAAGTTGACTCCAACGTCTACTACCGCAAGACCGCTGTCACCAACATTATGTAAGACCGGCTTCGGCCACTCTTGCAGAGAAATCAGGGACCCTTCGGGGTCCCTTTTCTTTTGT